TCACTGCTACCGAACTTCAGCCCTGAGATTAATGTTCTCAGCGATAAGCCCAATAAGTACGGAATGGTGTTCCCAGAGAACATGAAACAACTGACATGGTATCAGGTAGTTGACCCAGCATTTGCACGTAACTACGTGGCGTTATGGGCTGGTATATCCGAGGAGGGTGAAGTATTTATCCGCAGGGAGTGGCCTGACCGAGGTAGCTACGGTGAGTGGGCATTGTTCGGGGACCCGAAGTGGCGATACGGACCAGCCGCCAAGAAGTTCGGCTATGATGTTGAACGCTATGTTGAACTCTTCAGGGAGATTGAGGACGAACTCGGGATTGATGTCATGGAACGCATTGGGGACTCCCGCTTCTTTGCAAAGGAGAATGAGAACAACGTGGACCTCTTTACCAAGTTCTACGATTACGGCATGAGCTTTGTGCCATCGGACGGTCAGCAGGAGCAGATTGGCTGCACCGCGCTGGACGAATGGTTTAACTATAACCCTAACTACGAGATTGATGAGGCGAATCGCCCCCTGTGTTATATTCACGAGGACTGCGGGAACCTTATTGAATCCGTGATTAACTACAATTCAAGCGGTAAGAATGACGAAGCCCTCAAGGACTTCTTTGATATTCTCCGTTACTTGCGAATGTCCAATGGTGGCTACGGACCTGATTACTTCGCTTCACGAGATATGCAAGCTACCACAACAGGCAAAGGAGGATACTAACGAGGGGACTCGTTAGCAACTGACAACTAAAAGGAGGAAGATTGATGGCTAAAAAGAAACTAACACAGATAGCACAAGAAAACGAGATTGAGTTCGATGAGGCTCTGTCCCTGGCTCAGGAGAAACTACCCGAAGGTAGCCTAAGCGGCAAGGGGAAGAACACATGGGTCAACGAGGAGGGAACCAAGATACTTGAGGAGTCCTTTTGTATCGAGGAGATTATTCCTAAGCACTTCAAGGGGATTGTACTCCAGGAAGCACCGAATCCCAAGTGGAACTACGTACGGCATCCCGTACTGAAAAAGCGTGTCCCCGTTTTGATTCACCGCCGCTGGCAGGGTAGGCTTGTGGGCAAGGAGATTACTTTCGAGGCTATTGAGGATAGCAAGGGTACAACGTATCGCCATGTCAAGTAACGAGGACATCACGCTGGACCGTACTTGGTGCAGGGAACAGGCTGACCGACTGGCTTCATGGGAGGTACTCCGCAGGTATGTTTTACACCTGACGGAACTCCCTATGACCAATGCAGAGCTATGTGATACAATAGGCGTATCCTCGACCTATACAATTCGGTTGCTGAAATCCATACAAAAGAGAATCAATCCCGAAGATGCAGAATGAATCCATTTCTGAGTCCCTTACTTACGTAAGCGATGAGCCAGACATTAAAACCCTGAAGTACGCCTATGACCAGACCGTTACGGAACTGGAAGCGTACTTTGACCTATGCCGCACATCTTATGATGACCGCCGCAACTGGTGGCCTGGCAAAAGCCGTGACCACCGCAAGCATGGTGCTGATGCCTTCCCTTGGGAGGGTGCATCCGATGTGGAGTGCCATGTTATTGATGAACGGATTACACGGCTTGTTTCATTGTTTATGGCATCCCTGAATCGTGCGAATGTTCGTGCGTTTCCTGTGGAGAGTGGCGACATTGCTCGCAGCAAGGTTGTGTCAGGTTTCCTGAAGTGGATGGTATCCAGCGGATACATTCCCCGTTTCTATCGTGAAATGGAACTCGGTGCTAACTACCTGCTTGAGCGAGGTATTTTGATTTCGTATGTAGGCTGGCAGCGCGAGGACCGCCGCTTTATTCAGCAGTTAGATTTAAGCCAGATTGCACAAATGTCACCTGAGATTGCGGATGCAATTAACTCAGGCGAGATGGACGATGAGCTTGTTCTTTTGATTCAGAACATTTTCCCTGGGACTACTCCTAAACGAGCCAAGAAAGCAATCAAGGACCTTCGCAAGACTGGAGTTGCTGAACTGCCCGTAGTTCGCCGTCAGGTCAATGCACCTGAAGTCAAGACACTTGCCCCTGATGGGGACTTCTTTTTCCCTCCGTATGTAACGGACCCACAACGTGCGCCTTACTGTTTCTGGCGTACTTACTACACACCGCAAGAACTTGAGAACAAGGTCGTAACTGATGGATGGGATGAAGGATTCGTTGAACATGTTATTGATAAGTACCGAGGTGTTAATATTGACAGCATTGAGCGCGAGCAAGAAGGTCGCCGCTCTATCAGCCTTACTGATAATGCTTACGAAGCCGAGGAGCTTATTGAAATCTGTTACGGATACCAACGCCTAGTTGACCCAGAGGACGGTGCTGAGGGCATTTATTGCACGGTATTCCACAAGGAGTTCAGCGGGGACGAGTTCACTCAGGGGTACGCAAAATTTGAATTACTGAATGGCTACGAGGATTATCCCGTGGTTGTTACCCGTCTCTCAGAGGACGGCAAGCGTCTCTATGATGCCAGTACTATTCCTTCAATCCTGCGGGGTATCCAGAATCAGGTCAAGGTTGAGCGGGATTCACGCATTGACAGAAACAGCCTGGCAACATTACCGCCGATTCTGCACCCCGTGGGACAAGCTCCTACTGATTGGGGACCTGGACGGATGATTCCATATCGCCGCAAGGGGGACTTGGATTTCGCTCCTACACCCGCTTACAATACTGGTTCGCTGGAGATGGAGAACACGATGCTTCAGTTAGCGGACCGCTTGGTTGGACTGGACGAACAGTCAAGTATTAGTCAAGTACGCAAGCAGTTCCTCGTGGACAAGTTCCTTAGCCATACCGCCGAGGTTCTACGCATGGCTTACAAGTGCTTCCAACGCTTTGGTCCCGATGAGGTATTCTTCCGTGTCACAGGTATCCCTGACCCGCAGGTTCTTAACAAGGGGAACCCTGATGAGAACTTCGACATCCTGATTAACTTCGATGTCCAGAATACTGACCCCGAAACAGTCCAAGCCAAGTTGCAACAGTTCGTGTCCCTGAACCAACTGAACGCCAATGGTCGCATGAACGTGGACAGCCTTCTTGATATTGCTGCCGCAAGCATTGACCCAATCATGGCTGACGCAGTTCTTCAGCCCGTTGAGTCCGCTCAGCAGCAAGTCGTCAAGGATGTTACCGATGACCTTACCAAGATATTCTCTGGTATAGAAATGCCAGCCCGTCCAGCGGGAGCGCAGATTGCATTGCAGGTTATCCAGCAGTACGCACAGCAGCCTGACATTGCTCAGCGTTTGCAACAGGACGAAGCCTTTGCTGCTCGTCTTGAAAAGTACGCTGGTCAGTACACATTCCAGATGCAACAAGCACAGAATGCACAAATTGGTCGAGTAGGTACAGCCCCCGCACAGATGGGTAATGTATCAACACAGAATTTATGAGCATAGAACAGGACCTACAAGCCCTGCACAACCATGAGCATTTTGCTCGGTTCATGCAGGTTATTCATAACCTCCGTGAAGAAGCCATTGCTGAACTTCACGAAGCACCAACGGAAAACATCCAGCAGGTCTCAGGTAGGATTATTACCTACGACCAAATCCTTCAGTTCGCTGGTTGGGAAAAGCTCCGTAAGCGTTTTTCAGATAGTTTGTAAGGTGATAAATCACCTACGCAAATATGTTTCCGCATATTTGTAAACAGTGGTGTTATAATGCGCCCATCGCCATCGCTCGGCGTTAATGAGTGGATAAATTATGACTGACGAAATCACAACTGCTGACGCTGAGGCAGAAACAAATTCAGTGGACAATACAAACATATCCGTTGCGGACCTTGCTAATCGCAGGCTCGGACAGATGCAAGCCAAGGCTCAGCCCCAAGAGGAAGAGACTCAGGAAGCATCCGAAGAGGTTGAGGAAGCAGCCGAGGAAGTAACCGAGGAAACTGTTGAGGAAACTCAAGGGGAAACCGAGGAGACAACCGAGGAACAGTCCGAAGACGTTCTTTCACAGTTGGACCTGGACGATATGTCCGAGGAGGAGTTAAGGGAACTAGCCGAGAAGCTAGGCAGTCGTGCAGTTGCTCGCTACGGTGAGCTTACAGCGAAACGAAAGTCAGCCGAAGAACGGTTAGCTCGCTTGGAGGCTTCGCTCAAGGAAAAGGAAAATCCTTTGGACGCACCCAAGAAGGTTGAAAACAACCCTTTCAGCAACATCGAGAGTATCGAAGGTTTGCAGGAGAAAGCGGATGAGGTCAACAATATTGTGGAGTGGGCTGAGGACATCCTGTTTGAGAGTGATGCCTATGCTGCTGACGATGTAGTAACCGAAGTAGATGGTAAGGAAATGACCAAAGCTGAAGTGCGGAAAGCATTGCTTCAAGCACGTAAGGCACAAAAGACATTCCTACCTGACCAGTTAAGAGTTCTCCAAACACAAGCCCAATCCGAGCAAGTGGCTCAGGCATTCGAGGCTCAAGCAAAACAGGAACTAGAATGGCTACAAGGTGAGGACAACGACATCCGTAAACAATACGAAGCCGTGGTAGGTGATGACCGCTTCAAGGAACTCAAGAAGGTCCTGAAGAAGGAAGCACCTGACATTGCATCGCAACTGGATTACTGGTTCGCTCATGGCGTAAACAGTATCTACGGACGTAAGCCAGTGGTTGAGCAAAAGGTAAGCCCTAAACTTAACCCACCGAAGACAGGTAATCCAACCGCTGCCCAGACTGAAAAACAAGCTGGAAGAACATCCAAGGCTCTAAAGGAATTAGAAGCCAGGTTTAAACAATCGGGTAACCCTCGTGATTTCGCCGAACTACGCAAACTAAAAATGGCATCACGCCGCTAATTACAAACATTCACTTATAATCATTTAATCATTATTTAAAATGGCATTCTCAAATACATACGACACCACCAATCCTGGTTCTGGTGTATCGAATCGTGAGGACCTCACCGATGTCCTTACTATCCTCGCTCCTGAAGAGACTCCTATTCTCTCCAGTGCTAACAAACAACGTGCATCTGCTACTTTCGTAGAGTGGACTGTTGACAGCCTCGCTGACCCCGTAACTGCTGGTATCCGCGAAGGTGCTGACGTATCCACCTTTACTGACAAGTTCGCATCCCGCGCTCGCCTCGGTAACTACATCCAGAAGTTCCGCCGTGACTACCAAGTCTCCGACCTTCAGGAAGCTGTTGACTCCGTTGGCCCCGCTAAGATTGCTCAAGCTGAAGCTAAAGCTATCCGTGAACTCAAGCGTGACATTGAAGCTACCGTTTCTGGCACTCAGGACCGCGCTGTAGAAAACGGAACTGACACCGCCTATGCCCTTCGTGGTCTTGGTGACTGGCTTGATTCCGCTGGTCCTGCTGATGTACCTGCTGCATTCCGCACACCCGCTGGTTCTATTGTTGACGTAACTGACGATGAGTTCGCCGAAAGCGAGCTTAACGCTCTTATCACCTCCATCTTCAGCGTTACTGGTTCTTCCAACAACCTTATGCTTGTTGCTGACACTGCTCTTCGTAACGACATCAGCGACTTCGCTCGCATCGGTGGCGTAAGCGGTGACTCCGTACGTAACGTCAACTATGACGGCAACAGCGGTAGCATCAAGCTCAGCGTTGACCTTTACCAAAGCGACCACGGTGTTGTTTCGGTTGTCAATGCTAACCCTGACTGCGCACCTACACAAGCTGGACAAGCAGGTATGCAAGGTTACTTGATTAACCCTGAGTACGTTGGTATTCACGAGCTTATCCCGATGGGAAGCACTCGTCTGCCTAACCAAGGTGGCGGTGAGCGTGGATACGTTGATTGCGCCTTGACCCTCGGTGTTTACCACCCAGGAGCGCACGGCAAGATTACCGCATCTGCTTAATCGAATTGAATCTGGGTTGGGGGGATATTCCCCCCGCCCTTTTTCTATATGGATATTATCGTACCTAATTTCAAGAAGTACTCGGACGGCGAAATTGACCGTGCCTTCATGCGTGAAATCAAGAATGGTTTCGCCCTTGAGCAAGCCACCGAGAAACAGAGAGTCAATCAGGCAGTCAAGGAAGCCAAGCAATTAAGAGGGACTGAACACCCTGTTCTTGGAAAACCTGTTGCCACTATGCCAGCCCGTGAGTTCTTCAGGCTGACAGCAAAATACGGACATGAAGAAGTTCATTCCAAAAAATTTCTACAGTACTACAATAAGAAGTTCCCTGAACTAAGCCCCAACCAAGCGTAACTATCTGATATAATAACGTCATGGCAAATTACCCAACGGCAACGTATGACAACCTTGAAGAACGCTTCAAGTCTATCGCGGGTTTAGCAACCCTTGAAACTACCGATGCCTCTTTCCTGCGGCAGTCCGTTAATCGCCGTATG